AGGAGGCCTTGCGGCTTTATCTTCATCAACAGAAATGAGCGGCGCTGGACATTTCTTTGGAAGTCCAGAAGCTGATGAAAGAGCTAAAAAAGTAGCAGATGACGTGCAGAAAAGACAACAGAAAAAATCAGAAAAAGAACAAACTAAACGCGCTCTTATGGGCGCACTTATATCTGCGGGTATATTCCAATTAATGTCATCTGCTGGAAGTGTTATTTCAGATAAAATGTCTATAGATGTTAAATGGGGTGATCTCTCTAGAGACCAGAAAAATACTTTGATAAATAAATACGGTGGAGATAAGGACTTAATGGCTCAAGGTTTAGGGGCTGGAAGTTTCAAAGGCTTAAAGAAGACCGGATTTAGAACTGGTCGTTTTAGTTCACTAGGCAGAGAAATTAGATCTCAGCGCGCTGGCAGCGGCTACCAAACAGGCGGCGTTGTAGATAGATACGGTATTCGAGGATACCAAGCAGGAGGGACAGTATTAGCTCCTTCTTCAAATAGCAACAACACCAACAACATAAATATAACTGTTAATACTGGCGGCTCTGGTGAAGCATCTAATTCACAAACAGAGAGTACTTTAGGCACGCCAGAGCAAGGCTCAGAAGCAAAAGTATTAGCTGAAAAAATCAGAGCTCAAGTTATGGAAGTAATTTCAGAGCAACAAAGAGTTAGCGGCACCCTAAGCCCAACTAGAAGGAGACCATAATGGCAAAGAACGCGGTACCGAGTTATGAACAAAAGTTTTTTACTCACTCTGAGATTGGAGGGATAACTAAAAACTATGAAATTTCTGGCATACAGAATATTTCTGCTGGGTACGACCTTTCTCAAAATACAGTTGATGTTTTAGGTGCTGGGTTTACACAAAGCGTTTATGATGGACCGCTGGAAGGAGATTTTTCTTTTTCTAGGCAATATGTAGTTGCGGTAGATCCTATTTTAGAGCACACTGGTGACCATTCTATTTCTGGTAGTTTAATTTATAGTTCTGATCTAAATGATACCTCTCCTAAAGTTTTTGGTTTTGATTCAGGGTATTTAACTGACTATACAGTTAGTTGTGCTGTAGGCGATACCCCATCAGTTGACTGCTCTTTTAGAACGTTTGGCAGATTTGGTAGCGGTATAGCTCAAGGCGATTTAGATTTTTCAGGTAGAAACACTAGTTTAAGTACAGATTCTTTTAATGCTTTAGTTTTTGCAAACCAAGGTTCAATTACTTGTGGCTACTCTAATGGACCAGAAATAGATTTGAATACTACAAACAGAGTAACTCAAGTAACTCAATCTTATTCTATTCCTCGTAGCCCGCTATATGCTTTAACGCAAAAAACCAATAATAATTTAACAGGAGGAGCCAATTTTGTGCCTGTGGAAGTTTTGGCTAGTTATCCCATAGAAGTAACCACTGATATGACAATAGGAGTAGATGATTTTGAAACTGCGAATATTATGGATACTATACGTAGTGGTAACTACAAAACTATTGAACTAAAAATACAAAAAGCTTACGAAGGTCCTGCTGCGTTACTTGATAATAGTGCAGCAGAATTGTTAGATGATGACAGCGACCCGCTGAAAGACAATGGTTATGTAACAATGTATAAGTTTAGAAGTGTAACGGGACATTTAGTATCAGAAAAAATAGAGACTGCTGTTGATGGCAGTTTAAGTGTAAACTTAACTTTTAAAGACTACTTACAAAGGAATTTATAAAAATGGGACAAATAACGTCATATAGTGCAATTAGTACACCAGTTAATGCCAATAGCCTGCTGTTTATAGCGGATTATGATGGTACCCCTCAATATGAGATGAAAAAAATCACTTTTGGTGATTTGAATAAAAAAGCGCAAATTTGGGCAGATAGCAGCAGCGGCCTCAAGTTGACTGATGATGGAGGGAACTATGGGATTTTTATTAAAGACGGAGGAAACGTAGGGGTTGGCGCAACCACAGCAGATGCTCAGCTTCATGTATCAGGAGGAGACTCTACCCCTGTGATGATAACGCGTCCTTCTAATGGTCATAATGCATTTGTCAAATTTCAGACGAGCTCAACAAATGATTGGCTTTTGGGTACGCGCAACGTAACTAATTCTGATTTTCATTTATATTCTTACGGCACGTCTACTAATGTTTTAACTGTTCAACGGTCTGATGGTAATGTTGGTATAGGTACTGGAACGCCTGCAGATTTGTTAGCAGTCAATGGAAACGGCAAAGGAATTAATTTGAATTTTGCAAGCACTTCTTCTTTTACTCGTGTAACGCTCGCAGAAGCTGGCACAGCTAAAGCTTATGTGCAATATATTGGTTCAGCTTACACTACAACGGCAAGACGAAATCATCTAGAGCTTTTATCTACAGGGGGAATTTCTTTTTGGCCCGACAAAAGCGAATCGACGCCAGCTATCACAATGGACAGCTCTGGGAACTTAGGGGTAGGAACAACTTCTCCCTCTGCTCCAGTACATATAGAAGGCACAGGCACTTTACTTTATATTAATACTACAAGTGGTGTTGGCTTCTTAAAAATGGAAAATAACGGAGCTAATACTGGCTACATAATTAATCACACTAATTATTTTGCAATAGGAGCCAGCACTTCAATCAGTGCTGGAACTCATTTACAAATTAGGAAAAGTGATGGTAGGGCAAGTATAGGCCAGTCTGCTGGAACATTTACTTACCCTTTGATAGTAAGTGATAATGTAGATGCTACTTTAGGTCGATTCGATTGCGAAACAGGAACTAGGGCTTATATTAATGTCCACAACTCGAATACTGGAGCAACAAACTCTCAAACAGCTGTAGTTTTTTCTAACTTCAATAACACTGGCGGCAGTAACGATTATTTGAGGTGGATGTGTGGTTCTTTTTATAATTATTCTGGAACTCAAGACGATACTGATAATTATTTTGGTATTGGGTTTTTGGGCGGCAGTGCAAACACAGACCCTAATGATGCAACTTTTAATAATGGAACATTGCAAAATACAACAGTATATATTTCTTCATCCGGAGGAATAAATTCAGCTAACACTTCAGCTTGTTTTGGAACTTTCGCTGGAGATGGTAGTTCGAACATGACAAAAAGCGGAGATTATAATATTTCTAGTACCAGCGTTTCTGCTAGAGTTTTAACGATTAACTTTGACAGAAAAATGTCTAATACTACTTATACGGTTGTAGCTACAGGTTACGACTCAACAAGTTCAAATGAAGCGGTGCTGTTTGGAGAAGTGACCACAAGGAATACTGGCTCTTGTGTTCTTACCTTTAAAGGTTTTGCGGGCTCGGGAGCAACAAACTTGTATGACTCAAATATACAGTTAGTAGTAAACATTTTGGGGGCTAAACACCAAAGACAAGGCGCATAATAACTAAGAATGGCGAAGTTCATTTCATATGAAAAAGCACTATTGCAAATTGAGGGTCACAGCATTTTTGCTGAAAGCGCTCAGTTAGGCGTAGGTGCTTCGCTAACCCCCGCCAAAACTGTGACGGGAAGTGTTATGCGTTATGCGCCAGAAGGGCCACTCAGGGGTTCTTTGTCGTTCACTCATTATTTAACAGGTTCTCTACATGACTTTCTAAATCCATTAACAGCTGTAGAATGGACAGGCGAGCCGCTTTCTGGCAATTTAGGTGGAATCGCCTTTCAAAGCGGATATATTAAAAGCTTACAATTTTCTGTTAGTCCGTTTGAACCTATTGCAGTAGAGTCAGTAATGGACATTTACGGAGAGTTAGAATTTTTAGAGTCTGGAGTAAGTGATGGATCAATGAGAAACCAAAGAAAACTTTCTCATGGCGCAGCAAGTTATGTGGCGGGAGACGATATAGGTATCAATCATAAAATGACATTTGATTATTCTGTTTCTTGTGATCGTAATCCAGTTATGTTGATTGGTAGTGGTTTGCCATCACGTGTGACTAAAGAGAATGTTCAAATCAGTATGTCGGTTCAAGGGGAAAATATAGGCAATATTTTAAAAGAGACAGGTAATGAAGCTATATTAACTGCATATATACATGACATTTATGGAGATCCAGAAGGAGCTGCAATGTCTGAATTTAGTTGTACGGGTCAAATTATAAATCAAAATATTAATGTGGGAGATAGAAATAATTTAGTAGGATCTATTAATGTAATACAGGACTACCAAACAGGAAAAGCTGTGACATGATAATTAATTCTGGTATAAATAATATATTAAATGTTCCGGCGTTTGAAGTTGGAAACAGTTATAAGCAATATGATATTGTTTATTACAGTGGTTATACAAATCCTGACGTATCGCCCCCTACGTTGCATCCTTGTACTCAGGCAGAATCGGGTCACTATTATTATTCAGGACTAAGCCCCCAAACTTCTACAATATCAAATACTCCTTCAGCCGCTACAGATGGAGGTGTAGCATTAGTTGACAATCCTACAAATTGGACTCAAACTTTTTTCTTTGAATCTTCTTATGGTAGCACAGTAGAATATAATACTTTATATTATTCTTTAGAGTTTGGCGATGGTTATTATAATTGGCTTAATAAAAGTGAAAATTCTTTAAAAGCTACCTTCACGACTAATCTGAAAAAAAGAACTGACGCTGAAGCTAAAGCTATTATACATCTTTTAGAAGATTCTTTTAATAAAGGGAATAAACCTAGTGGAGGTTATACTGGAATTAATTGGACTCCTTTCGCTCCTTATAATCATAGCGGTGAGTTTTTTGTTCAAGAGTTCAGCCACAATATTGAAAACCCAGAAGTTAATACTGTTAATACTCAGTTTTATAATGACACTGTTTCCGCTACAGATTGGAAACAGCTATACATTCCTTTTGGGAATACACGAGGTTTATACAAAAATTCAATAGGAAGTAGCGCCGAGCAATATTATCAACATGATGCTGCTTTTTTACAAAGACCCAGCCCAAATGCAGAGCACTTACTAGATACGCAAAGTGGCTGGTATTATTTTACTGGAGAGAAACATCCACACTATACTGCCGAAACAGGTATAAAAGGAACAGAGTATAACTCTCCTACTGGAGATTTTCCTCTTTGGACTAAAAACAACTTTTATTTTGATATAAGCGATAATATAACTATAAATCAAAGCCCTAAATTTGTTTCTCAGGATTTACAAAATGGATACACAGAAAGATTTGATGCGGGTCTTAACAAAAAACTATTATCATTTAATTTAGAATTTAAAAATCGAACCGATAAAGAAGCTCAAGCAATTATTCATTTCTTAGAGCATCATAAGGGCAGTCAAATTTTTCAATTTACTCCTCCTGCTCCTTACAATTTTAATGATAAAGTATTTTTATCTCCTAGTTGGACTCATAATTTAATTTATAAAGATAATAATACTGTTAGCGTTTCATTTTTAGAATTCCCTATTGACTATCTAAGCTTAAATCCAACATTTAGAACTTTAATCACAACAGTTAATCGACCAGCTTATAATTTTCAATGGGACGGAACTAATGGAGGTAGCTTGGGGTTTGGTCCGTTGCCCGGCGGCGCAGTAGAAGTTAAATCTCGGCAAGAAAATGCAGAGTTTGTCGATAATACTGGATTAGCTGTTTTCGGCATGACAGGCTTTGCTCTGCGCACGGGCTTCTATTTAACAAACAGTGGATCAGATGCTATTCTCACAAAGTTTTCAAAAAACCAGCTTAGTGGTGCCCAAGAAGCTTTTGAGTTTCCGTCGGGGATTGTAGATCCTATATCAATTGCTCCCGGATCTACTAAATTTGTCCCGTTCTTTTTTAATCCAATAGCACCTAATGTATATCCTCTCAATAATGCAGGCTCGGCAGGTGACGCTGGCTTTCCAGCGAAAGATGGAATGTACAACTCTACTATAACAATATCTACTCGTAGAGAAAGCGATAATACGCCAGATCCCAGTGGAAATATTACTTTAGATATCAGCGGTATAGTTACTGGTTGGGACAATAATCCATATAAAGGTAATGATGGGCAAAATCCTATGCACCCATCTAAATTTTTAGTGCAAACAGGCTATTATAATGCCTCAGGGCTACCTTTGCATATTTTACAGTGGGAACATCCTGTTAGTGGTGGTTGGTTAACAAAATATGATTTAGAAAGAAGTCAAGCACCTTCTTCTGCTTGGACAGGAATTGCAGATTTTTCTTCAGCATCATCTGTAGATAAGCCGGGGGACATTAGACATACAAGAGTTACTACAGATGACGGAAGCACGGTGCCTATAGAAACTTTATTTTATACTGGCTTGTACTTTCCTCCGTTTTTAACAAACCAAGCTTTTCCAGAAGGGGGCTCAAGCTGGTCAGATACAAATACTGGGATTTTTCAGCATCCTTTTTATATTGCTAACGATATTAATTTTAGTGAAGATTATTACTATAGGATTAGATCTGAATTTTCTAATGTAGCTGGAGGTTGTATTGGCGAAGTTCCAGCGAGCGGTTCAATGTATGTTTATGCTAGCGGTACTAATAACTTTTACGGAGAAGTAAAAAATCAAGTTTCAACGGGATTAGGGGTTAAATCTTTCGCTAGCGACGGCTTAATCACAGATGCTCCGGATGGCGGGTTAAGCTATACAAATAACAGGGATAGAATTAAAATACCTGTTGGTCCTAAGCCTGCGTTAAAAATATATTTAGACAATGAATCTACAAATTTAAACTTAAGTGGTTTATTTATTCAGTCTTTAGTTCAACGTGGATGCGTTAACCAGTCAAATAATCTAGATATGGTGCCTCCTACCACAAGTTGGTCGGAGGATCAAGCAGATGCTTGGTTAGCTGTCGCAAATACAGGGGCTTATGCAGACGGCTTTACTGGTGTACAGTATATTTTAAGTCCCAGTTTTGTAGTCGGCTCTGAAGATTCCACTATTCCTGCGATCGATACAGGCAACCAATTAATCACTGGAGTGTTTCATCCTAATGCATCAGCCGGTAGTAGTAAAAAACCCGTTAGAGAAACTCCTACTGTATTGATTATGCAAAATCATTCTGTAATTGCTGGCAAAGGCGGAGATGGCGGAGACGGAGGTTGTACTTTAATTGATTTAGAGCAGGTACAAGATGTCGCGACCTCAAATAGCAATAACAATAACAGCTCATTTAGCATCACCAGCAAAGTTACCACGTTTAAAGATTCTACAGCTGGGCAAGACGGAGGGGACGCGATTAAAATTAGTGATCCTTCGATATGCGAGTTCCAAATACGTAGAGATTATACCGCAAAAATATTATCTGGAGGAGGCGGCGGAGGAGGCGGAGATCGTTATATGAGTTCTGCTGCTTTGGCGCTTTTTAATGATATAACCATAAAAAACCCAGTTTGGGAAGGCAGTGGTACTGGTAAGAGTGGCACTCAATATAGAGTATCTGATGCGCCTGCTGGATTATCTATACATCTCGATCGACATGGCTACAAGCAAGACGTAGCGAGATGGTTGCACTCTGGTAATTGGAAAAAAGACGCAAAAATAAAGCTCGTTGATAATAAACTAGTATTAGAAGCAGATTATTATACTGAACGGATGGGCTATCATAACAAAATACACCACATCGGTACTTATACTCAAAACTTAGGGGTAGGAGGTTTAACATCAGTTCAGTATGCATCTCCCGGAGGAGGAGGGCAAGGCTTTAAGTCTTCATCTGGAGGCCGTCAACTTCAGCCCAATAGTGTTGAAAATAGTTTGAAGATAACTTCTATGGGAGGCTCTTTTTATAGTCCGGGTCACGGTGGCGATAGTTCGGACGATACAAACAGGTCGGGAGGCGGTAGGGGTGGCGGTTTTGGTGAAAACGGACAAAAAGGGGAAGATATGTCTTCTATTACAAACGAGCCGTTTTACGATTTAAATCTTTCAGATGAGGGGGTAGCTTTTCCCGGAGGTAACGCAGGAAAAGCAATACGAATCATTTCCTCAAGTTGTTATACCTCAAGCAATGTTTTTGAAAAGCTTCTTTTTGTTAGTCCGTCTCGTCAAGGATTAAATGCTGTTGATGGCCTTATAGCTGAATTTGATGCTAGCCAAAAGGTATATTCAGCTTATACAAATGAATCTACAAACACTGCTGCAACAGACGGCGATTCAATTATCAGATGGAGCTCTGTAAACAATCCAGAAAATGTTTACTTGATTCAAAACGACGTACCTTCTGCTGCAGACCCTGCTATTTATAGACCAAAACTAAAAACAACAGATTTAAATACAAATATAGGAAATATTAAATCGTCTTATTTTAAAAAGAAACCGTATGTGTATTTTAATCCAACTTATTACGGGCCTTACAGCGGAGATACCGACCGAGAAGGTGCAGAATTTTTTAGGCTTAAAAACGCTACGGCAGATGCTGATCGTTTTAATGATGTAAAAATAACTGGAGCTAACGGATATGCAATAGGAGATTATACTAGTTCTGGTATCAGCGTTGCTGCTTTAGACTCTAAATTAATAACAGGTGAAAAAATTATATTTACAGGAGGCGGCGTGTTTGAATTATCTGCTGACGCAAACGCTTCAGCAACCACTCTATACGGAACGTTAACCAACCAAGATGTAAGTGTTAATGAGTATGGGTATGTTAAGCTATCAGGATTAAGCACGGGGTTTGATGTGTTTTATGTTCTTTATCCTGATAAGTGGGATGCGGGAGGGCAGTTTATAGGCGCTCCGTTACCAATAACATCCCCTCCGGCTAAGAGTTATTATTTTTTAACAAATGGCGTTGTTTATTCAGCAGATGAAATAGATCTTAATTTCCCTATAACAAGTGCTACTCCTAAGTTTAAAGCACATATCTCAGATTCGAAAAGTATTACAGAGTTTCCTGATGGTCGAATAGGATTTGGATCAATGGATATATACGCTAACACAACTAGTGGAAGCTCCACAATAACAATACCAAATAAAACGGTTACAGCCGCAGAGACGGTTACGGTGGGCGACAACAAAACATTAACTATAAGTTCCGCTTTATCGATCCCAGAGTTAAAACCGGGAGACGTAATTGATTTTGGATCAGGAGTTACATTTCAGATCCGAGCAAATAGAGCTTATGGAAACAAATTTAGACCAACAAGCGGAACAACAGTATTAAGAGGAGATGTAAACGGAGGGTCGGGGCAACAAATAACTAATGGAGATAATGGAACTTGGACTCAAAACTGGCTCAGAGTTGGTCAGAAAGTACATGGTCCTGATGTGCCTAAAAATACCACGGTTACACAAATTACCCCAAGTATCACATTATCAAATAACGTTGGGGCCACCGCGACAAACGCAACATTAACCTTTATTAACGCAAGCGGTATAGACCAACCATATCAAACTGGGTGGACTAGATGGAGCTCGTTACCATCTAATGACAGCGGTACAATTGGATTTGAATCAGAATATTATTCTAGGATTTCTGCAAAAGTCAGAGATCGCATGGGCGTTCCACAGTATACCGCTGGAATAAACCAAGAAATTTTTGAATTTAACGACGAAGCTATAAATGGCAACAGCGACAACTGGCAGGTTGCACCTGAAAGCGCTTGGATTTTCAACATATCATCAAGTCGTCTTAATGGCAAAATATATATAGTTGCTAGAATAAACGGAAATATCGTGGGCGAATATTCAATTAGAGCTAAAGAGTACAATTTTTTAGCGGGCAATTCGGAAGATGTATTGATTGGTTGTAGTTCTATTTTAGGCGAGTTTGGAGCTAACCAACAAAACGGCTTTAAAGGAGCGATTTCTCACATGGCTATATACAATAGGCTTTTAACAGCTAAAGAAAATAGAGAAGTGTTAGGGTATCTGTATAATAAATATAAAACACCTAACACAAGAAGCGCCGCAGAAGCTCTTTCGTTAGACAATCAAAATACCTTGGCGCAGCAAGAAGGTTTAGCTGGGGAGATATTTTTTGAATAGATATGAGTACTGAAGGACACAACGCATCTTTAAACGATCTTTTACCTGATACTATCATTGAACTGTATGAAGTTGAATTAAGTTCTGTTGACGGTATCAAAAGATTCCACGCTGGTAAAATTGTCGACAAAGATATTATATTTGATGGCAATGTTTATTATAGCTTGCCAATAGAAGCAGACGGATTTGAAAGTCGTGGAGATGGTACTCTGCCTAGGCCTAAACTTTTAGTTGGTAACCCTGATGGTTTAATTTCTGATATTATTAAAAGGCGAGACGACATGGTAGGGCGGTCTTTTAAGAGAATAAGGGTTTTCTTGAAATATATTGACGAAGCTAATTTTCCGGACAATGTAAACCCTTTTGCTGTTTCTAATCCAGACTCTAGATTTGATGATGATTACTATGTTTTTAATAGAAAAGTTAGTGAGAATAAATATTTTATTGAGTTCGAATTAGTTTCGCCTTTAGAGCTAGAAAGTCAGACGCTACCCGGAAGAATCATGGTTTCAAACTACTGCCCATGGCGATATCGAGGAATAGGATGTAAATATGGATCTAGGCCAAATTGTGTTGGCCCAACTGTGGGCTTTAACAAGCCTGACGGAGTAACCCCTGTAAATAATAAAAATTTCTTTAAATATATAGGAGAAGACGGGAAGCTGGCAGGAGAGCAAAGCATACCGTTAGGAATTCCCGTCGCAGACGCTAACGATAGGCGATTCGATAGTTTTAGTAATGGTTATGATTTAAATAGATTAGTTTGGGTTTTTGACTATAGTGATAAATTTACTTCATTTACGGTACAAGCAAGCGCAGTCGACGGCGCGACTTCTTTATCTGTTAGCTCGATTACAGATTATATTCCGCCAAGTAGAACTTTGACTCTTTCTTCAGGAGGAAGTGTTGTTGGTATTTTTGTTATCGATACTGAAGTTAATGGCCAAATATCAGGGGTAACAAGTTTAAGCGGCAAATTAACAATGTCTACTAGAGGGGCTACATTAGGCAGCGGAGCGACAGGTATCGCTGGATATAAAAAAGGAGACGTAGTACGAATTAGAGCTTCTAAAACAAGTATTATTGGTAAAGAAAAACAGATTTTAACACAAGGATCAGAGTCGTTTGAGCCTGACGCTTTTTTTGTATGCATTCAGGACCATACTTCAGAAGAAGATCCTAGATATAGTAAAGAATATTGGATTGAAGATCAGTGTGGAAAAACCCTAGATTCCTGTAAGATGAGATATGCAGAATACCAAAACGGTCTGCCATTTGGAGGATTCCCTTCAATTGAAGCGTATCGATATACAAATTAAAAAAAACTTTTGCTACTATATAGCAAGATTAGCGAAGCATTTCAATTATGAAATATGCGGTTTAATATGTCAAAATAATATTTTCTTTCTAAAAAATAAATCAGCAGACCCGAAAAACTATTTTATAGTCGATAATTTAAAATATTTAGAAATTTTTAAAAAAAAATCAATTGATATTTGTTTTCATTCTCACCCTGTTTCTTCGGCAACCCCTAGTCAAGCCGACGTTGAATATTCAGATAATGCAGGCATCCCGTTTTTGATATATTCTGTACTTGAAAATAATTTTTGCTTATATTTGCCAGAAAAGCAAGAAGCGATTTATTTTTGCATTTAAAAGTGTATAATGTATTGTGGTCAACGTGATTTTAGAAGGCAATTTAGGCAAAAAAGTAGGCAAAGAGTGGAAACTCAATGTCCGCACTGCTGTCGAGGCGATAAAAGCTATACAGGCTAACTGTGATGGCTTTTTGGCTGAAATCGCTGAAAGGAAAAACAAGTATATTTTTGTTATAGATGGTACGCCTTATTATGACTGGGCCGCTCTTTACACCAAAATTAAAAAAACATTAAAGTTGATACCTGTTCTAGTGGGTGGCGCCGTGATAATTCCAGCCTTAGCTTACACGGTTGTAGCTATATCGACAGCTTTGACGATTAGTACTTTTGCCGCTACATTAATATTAATTGCCGGGATCGCTTTAGTAGCATATGGTGTTTATAGCTTGGTTACTTATTTAATGACTCCAGACAAACCGGGAGACCCTTCAGATTACGCCACAAGTAGTTTTATTTTTGGCAGCGCTGAAAATGTTGAGTCTCAGGGCGGTGCAATTCCTGTAGGATACGGACGAATGTTGTTGGGCAGTAAGATTATTACTGCAAACGATACGTCTGTAGATTTAGCGACTTGGAATGCCGGACAATCAGAGGAAACTGCAACCACCTCTACTGAAATTACATTAAATGTAGCTGGGGGTGGAGCTTCAACACAGTCAATGGAGGTTTCACGTGATTAAAGTTTCGATAGCAGGTAAATTAGGTAAAGCTATCGGGTCGAACTGGAATCTGAAAGTAAGCACTTTTCAAGATCTGTTTAATGCTATAGAAGCCAATACTGGAAAATTAAGAAATTACTTAGCAAGATCAAAAAAAGACAAGCTCGCGATTTTTGTTGATGATAATTTAGTTGAGGCTGACTGTTTTTTAAATCAGCCAATCAAAGGAAAAGAAGTTAAAATTATTCCTATTTTAGCTGGCGGGGCAAGCATGATAGCCGCTTACATTGTTACGACTATCGGACTAAAAGGTATGGCTGCTATGGTAGTGGAATTTGTATTAACAGCAGTAATTAGTGTCGCTATATCTTATGGTATATCGCTTTTAGTCAGTAAGTTGCTTAGACCAGACGATCCGGACGCAACACGAACATCTTCATTTGTTTTTTCTGGCGCAGAAAACGTCACTCAACAAGGCCAAGTGGTCCCAGTAGGTTACGGAAGAATGGTAGTAGGAAGTAATGTTGTTTCTGTTGTAAATACAAGTATTGATAAAACGTTTTGGCAAAACCCAGAGGACCCAGATCAGGCAGAATTAAATAAGCGAAGAGAAGAGGAGGCGCGTTTCAGGGAGATATCTTTGAGTTTCATGGGTGGCGGAGGAATCATGGGAATGTTGGGTCCATAGTATTTAAATAGAGTTATTATGTCAGAAGAAAATAAAATTATCACAGCACACAATCAGCTAGTGGCGCTAAGTAAAGGAGAAGAGGGACAAGCTATAAGTATTGGCCATTTACCTGAAGGCGTGGGCTCGAAAGCTGGGCTAATCGGTATTTCAAATTCTAATGTAGTATACGGTAAGCCTAAATATGTGCTACCTAAAGACAGATCGAGCTCTGAAATTTCCACCAGCTTAATACCATCTCCAGATCAGTTAGATATATCTGAAGATCAAATAACGTTTGGCGAGCAAGTTATTGACACTCCAAATGTTAGAACAAAATCGACGTTGAGGGGAAATTTTTACGTAGTATATGTTGAAAGTGCTGAAGATCCAGATTATGAAAGCTCTTATGCGGATGATTCTAAAGAGCTCCTAGACATCACTTCTATTACCACAAAAAAATCAAGCGTATTAGATTTTTACAACAAATGTACAGCACAAGATATTTGTCCAAACGGGCAAATCCACAAAGGAAATGATCGCCATCGATTAGAATCTGTTAGCTTGTACAAAACCATTGATTTACTGTGCGAAGGAACAATCGAAGGTTTAGCTGATCAAACGGGCACTACTATAAATTTAACAAATGATCAATACTTAAATGAAAATTTATTTAAAGGCATTTATTACAATGACGTTCCTGTAAAAAATACTTTTGCTAACACGAAAAATTATTCTAGAGCATACGCAGAAATTAGATATGGCGGACCAGACCAGCCCTCTTTGAGTATGACGGGGGAGTCGATATATGGAATACAGCAGCAAAAAGCTTTATCTTTTAAAGTATCAGGTCAAACTTTTACAGCAGGGATGACTCTGCCCGGTTTAAATAGAACGAATTTTAATGCTTTTATGGATTTTCCAGACGTGTTAGAAGAAGATACGACAAAAAAATTTCCTACAGGACTTGGGATACACACGGAAGACTATAGTTTTTATACTGCACAACAAAAGTATAAAGAGCATTATTTCATAAATGGCTCAAACTCAAACCTTCCATCCATCTATTTGTCTCGTACTGCAAATCAAATAGGCAGGCATTCTTTAAGTAATTTAGCTATTAATAATATAGAAACAGCAATTAAACAAAATCCAGTAAAATTTCAACACGCGATTACTAACGATAGCGTAACAGATGTGGAAATTTCTTTCAGCGTTCAAGGATTGAACTTTAGAGATATTATGGAGGCAGACGAGCCTCCTTCTAATAATACAATGATATTTGTAGGGAAAATCCATAACGTAGGAGATGATAAGTTATTGCAAGATGGAGGCTCTGCTTTTTACTTTTTTATCCCTATAACAGGGGTAGCAACAAGCCAGTATATAAGATCGTATCAACTTAAATTGCCGCCTGCTCCAGTTGGTGTTGACCGACAAGTTACAATTATCAATGCTTCAATGGAACCTACTCCTGAGGAGCTTGCTTCAGGGTATCTTACTAGATCGGGAGGAGTAGCTCATATTACAGAATTGGTTGATGCTCATTTAACATATCCCAGTTCAGCTATAGTAGCAAACTTGATTGATGCTAGAGCGTTTTCAAGAGTCCCTAAAAGAACATACGATGTTAAGCTTGGTAAGATATTTTTGCCAAATAATTATGATCCAGTATCAAGGCAATATTCGGGAAATTGGACAGGGGAATTTAGCTCTGTTAAGCGCTGGTCAAATAATCCTGCTTGGGTTTTTTACGATATGGTCACTAACAAGCGTTACGGGCTTGGTAAGTATGGGTTTAGCTCAGATCAGATCGACAAGTGGGGACTTTATTCTATAGCAAAATATTGTGACGAACTCGTAGAAACTGGGTATCAAGCAGCTGAAGAGCCTTTTGATTTTACAATTTCGGAGGACGATATTATTGCTTATATTGACAATTCTAAATTAAAATATGATATCACTGAAATTGAGTCTATGTTCAAAGCTGGATCAAAAATTGCAATTTATAAGCCAGTAAATAGTAATGGTGAAAATTTAAATATAGGATTTCATAAAAGAATAGGCGAAACTTCTTACGACTTAAACACAAATAAGCTGGCTGTTACTTTGCATGACATAATTAATGTTGAACAATCTTTTCGTTTGTATCCTGAGTTGCTTAAAGCGTATTTTCAAGAAAAAGTTAAACCGGGAAGCGAAAACTTGACAGAACTGTCTTTTTTGTCAAGCCATTTGATAGAAGAAAATAAAAAAGATCCAGAAGAGAGGGATGCATTCAGCAAGTCTTTTCATGCGGCATCTCCATTAGGCTTAGGCATTGTTTCTGGAAAAATTGCCCTTGAGGCAAATGGTGCAAGAAGTGTTTTAGAGCCAAGATTTTCAACCAATGTTTATTTTGATAAAGAGCAAGAAGCTTACAATCTTTTAAATGATTTAGCTGCTATTTTCAGAGGTATGATTTATTGGAATAATGGATTTGTGTTTGCTTCAAGCGACCAAACTAAAGATGCAATCATGATGTTTAATAATACTTCTGTAAAAGATGGAGTATTTACATATAGTGGTAGTTCTAAAACAACTAGATTTACTTCTGTTTTGGTTAGGTATAATGATCAATATGATAGCTTTAAGCCTAAAGTAGTCTATGTTGAAGATTCAACTTCTTTAAGAAAATATGGATACTTACAGAAAAAAATTGTAGGATTAGGAATTACATCTAGAAGTCAAGCTCAAAGGTTAGGCAGGTGGTTTTTATATACAAATCAACTAGAAACAGATTTGGTGCAATTTGTAGCTGGGCCAGAAGCAACTATATTAAGGCCCGGAGATGTAGTTAAAATCCAAGATAATTTAAAAACTTCTAAAAGATATGGGGGTAGGGTTAAGTCTGTTGCTGCTGGAAATCTTGAGTTAACATTAGATAAGGGTGTTTATGAAGATGTGGTCGGTCAAAAAATTACTCTAATAACACCAAGGCAACAAAAAAATATTCGCAACTTGTCTCAAGCAGCCGTAGATCAAACTTTAGATGGTGATTCAGTAGGAGTGCCTCAACAAGATATCGATGATACAAGAGCTCCTCAAATTACACAATTTACAATAACTGGTGTTTCAGGAAGCGATTCTGACGAAGGCGGTGCACAAAATAATGTTATTACAGTTACCGATAACGCCGAGAATGATTTTGGTTCAGTTCAAGCAGGAACAATATGGAGCTTAGCAAATACAAATACGGACTTTGATATACAGCCTATTGAATATCGGGTAGTGTCTATTTCTGAGGATTCCGCTGGCCAGTATCAAGTTACTTGCCTAACATACGAACGAAGCAAATTTAGTGCAGTCGATCAAAACAAGGATTTAGTAGTTACGCAGCAATCTAAGCCAATTTTAAATGTTATAACAAGTGCAGATAGGCCAGATTCGTTAAATTTAAGCCCAGACGACGGAAACGATGTGGTGATTACCGAGGAAGATGTATTGATTAGCGAATCTTCTACTTTCTCTCTTAGAAATGTAACCTTGAGTTTTGCGGAAGATTCTCAAGAGGTTCTAACTGAAAATATCGCTAAAGATAAGCTACAAAGAATTGTAATTGACTGGGGGGCTCCTGCAAGAACTCAATTTGCTGGTTCGGTAGACATTGCCGGATGGAAATTACAGGTGTCAGTAGGAGGTTTCACAAAAACTGCAATTTTAACTGGTAGAGATACTACCGCAGCAAGTGTATTAATAAGTAAGCAGCTTCATGAAAATTCTATCGAACTCGATATACAGCCAGTTAACAGCGACGGCTTATTACCACAGTCAGACGTGACATTCAACGTTAATTAAACATGCCCAAATATATAACAGGTTCTATAGTTAATTATCAGCAGGCACTAGAAGTTTCTGGGATTTTTGTATCTAACGACTTAACTGGTGCGGCTTATCAAGATAATTTAGTTTTTGATCCAACGTTAAGCATTTTTTCAGGTGTAAGCGGTATCCCTTTTCAGAGTTATGCTGCTAGTGGAGATTTATTTGCAAGAAATCCTGTTATAGAGTGGTCGCTATTAAACCCAATCACAAAAGAACCATTTGATAATGATGAAATAGCTGATTCTTTAGTTTTTAAAGGTTATAACGTTTCACTTTTAGATGAAACAGGAATGCTGGTAAGAACTTTAGCAACAGGGTATAAAAATAATAAAATTATTTTAAATACTTTTAGAATTAGCGACCTTTTTGGAAGTGTTCAGGGAGACGAAGAACTAACTAGCTTTGAAGAAGTTGGGCAAGACCCTAGAAGATTTAGACTAGAGGTTGTTTCAAACGATTATTACGGTCGTACATCTACGGGAAATTTGTTTTTGACTAGTGAGCAACCTGATGTTACTTCTTTAGGTATTAGTTTTGCGGATGGTATCAACTTTAATCCTACTTTAACAAAATCTTCAGGTATTGAAAAATTGCAGATTTGGGCGTCAACTGGATCAGGATTCGCTTTAGATGTAACGGGCTCTGGATCAAATAGATATCAGTTTATTCAAGAAATCGATACACCAGATGATTTAACAAAAATTTCATTTGGTTTTACAATACCTCCTGTAGACAACACTTCTGGTTATTATTATGGATTGGCAGCTTTTGATAACTTTGGATCTGGTAGCGGGCTAATTCATAACGTCGCAATAAAACCATATACTGTTAATTTAACTAATCAAAGACAATCTATAACAGGAATCACTGGTAAAGTTTTAGCATCAAAAGATTCTTTTATAGGTGCAAAGTCTGAATTATTTCTTTCATGGGCTAGAGATCGAAATGAAGCATTGCAATACGAAGTAAAAGTTGCTGAAAGTGGAGCTCATATACGAACTACTGATTCTTTTATTGTGAGGACGCCTCAGATTGAAGGGATTAGCAAAGTTATTCATGGCACAGGAACTGGTAGGATTGATCGACGATATTTAGAGAATAACCCTACTTTTTTAGATCCATATTATAGTGGCGCAGCCGGAGTACCTGTTTTTGCGCCATATACAGAAATACCTAATGCAGATGGTAGTTTAGAGAATTCTACAGGCAATGGAATTAAATGGTTAGCTCATACTTTATTAGTTACTCCTAGCGAAACTCTTTTGCCCGGAGAATATCAAGGAGGTCAGGCGCCTGTTACCCAAATCATAGTTCCTTCGGGTTTTACAGAAGGATCTGAAATTTATTGGGGTATGGCGGCATCTGGCGAACAAGCCTTTATTTGGCCTTCAGGAGGACAAGTTACAGGGAGTGTTTATAGCGGGACTTATTCAAGTGAACGGTATAGGGGAGTTGCTACCGCTGATCAAGGCAGTGCGGGATCAGCGGGATATGACCCTTATTTTGGCTTATTAGAAACAGGGGGTACTGGCTTTCTGGTTGCTAAAAATATGTCTGGCATGTTGGTTGTAGAGAATACTCCTCGTGCAATCATAGATGTATATGACGACAAAAATTACGATGTAACCATTAGATCTTTTAATGAGGCTGGAAACTATTCCATATATTCTGATTCTTTTTCTTTAACTACAGGTCAGATATATGATGCTGTAACCGGGGCCTGTGGATTACCAAGCGCAGGAAGCACAGGAAGCACAGGAAGTGCAGGAAGTGCAGGAAGCGCAGGTTCAGATGGCAGCGCAGGTTCAGATGGCAGCGCAGGTTCAAATGGCGGCACAGGCGGTATAGGAAGCACAGGAAGCGCAGGTTCAGATG